GGGTTGCCCGCGCTGATGAGGTTGTCGGCGCGGCCGGCGAGCAGCTGCCGGGTCGCGTTTTTCTGCGCGGCGAAAGCCTGGTCGGCCGGCATCGCGCCCGATTGGACCGCCGTCGTGAAGAGGTTGCCGATATTCTCCTTGGCGCCGAGATAGCCGGCGGGGTCGGACGAGGCGGCGCCGTTCGCGGCGAGGGTCTCGGCCTGCGCCCCGACGCCGGCGCGGTATTGCTGGCCGTAGACATCGGCGTTGCGGGCGAGCGCGTCCGCCTGGCCGCGGGCGACGTGCTGCCCTTGCTGCGCAAGCCAGAACTGCCGCGCGTAGGGGTTGCCGATCGCGTTCGCGGCAGTGGTGGCGGCGCCCTGGAACTGGTTGCCGAGATCGGTGATTTTCGCCGGGTCGGTCTCTTTCTGGAGCTGCTGAGTAAGAGCGATGGTCGAACCGAAGAAATTGGCGTCGGCCATCGCCCGATCCATGCGGGTCCGCGCGATCTGCTGGTAGGCGGCCACGTCCTCGGTCGCGGCGCCGGCGGCTTCGATGCCCTTGCCGAGCGTGCCTTGGGCTTCGGCGACGGCGTCGTTCTGCGGATAGGCCGGGAGCTGGCCGACCGGCTGCGGCGTATCGGAACCCAGCGCGGCGAAATCAGGGATCGCGGTGCTCATGTTGCGGCGCTCCCCGTCAGGCGCTCAATTGGGCGCCGTCGCCGGTCGTCGTGAAATAGTTGAGCCGGGCGCGGTTGTTCACGAACGAGGAGAGGCCCGAGAGAATCGTGCCGGCGGCGGCGACCGGCGCGGCATTGCCGATGTTCTTCGCCTGGAAAAGGTCGATCGCCGCCTGCTGGGCGTCGCTGCGCGCCGCGGACTGGCCCGCGTACAAGCCTGAAAGGGCGTTGTAGGTGCCCTGCTGCGCGACCTGGCCCTCGATGTCGAGGGTCGTGGGTGACGTGGCGCTGCCGCCGGACCCGGCCGCGAATGCCTGGTCGCGCGAAAGGGCGAGCTGCGTCTGGCGCTGGCGCGCGATCTCCGTCTGCTCGCCGGCAGCGGTGTCCTGGTCCGCCTTCGCGGTCAGGGCTTGCGCGTTCGACTCCTCGACTTCCTCCTGGTACTGCGCGTTGGTGAGGCCGGCCTTGGCCGAGAGCGCGGTGCCGGCGACCGAGGCGACGGTGCCGATCGTACCGAGCGAGGGGAGGGTGAAGCTCGCCGCCGGCGCGGCGACCGCGGCGAGATCTCCGACGCCGGTGAGGGCGCCGACGCCCGCGCCGGCCGTGGCCGCGAGGTCGGCGACGCCGGTTGCGAGCCCGACGCCGGTGCCGGCCGCGGCGCCGCTGCCGAGACCGATCGCCGCGAGGGCTTCGCCTATGCCGAAATCGGCCATTTCCACACCGGATTTTCTGCGTCGCTCGGGATTTCCGGCGCCGCGGTGAAACCCAGCCGCCGCAGCCATCGCTCGGCGCCGGGTATCGACAGGTGACAGTGGACGTACAAAACCGGCTCGCCGGCTTCGCGGAGCGCCGCCAGCGTGCGTTGCGCCGCGCGGTGCATCGTTGCGGCGGAAAGCCGCCTCGTCGCGCTGTAGGAGCCCCAGGCGCGGCCGAAGGCGTCATGCGTGACGATGCCCATGCCGACGATCGCGCCGGCGGCGTCCTCGGCCGCCAGGCCGAACCAGATGGCCGGCGGCTCGCGCCCGAAGAATCGGCGGAAATCGTCAGCCGTCGCCAGCCTCGTCACGGGCGGCCGAGCATTCCGCGCGGACTGCCGGCCGGACCCTCGTCCGGCAGGTTCGGCTCCTCGGTCTCCATGTCGACCGCGAGGCCCATGAGCGTGCACGGGTAAGGGCTCGAGACCTGGAGGCAAACCCGGCTGTCGGGGTTCCAGCCGCCGGCGAAGGCGCTCGGCACGTCGTCGTAGGCGGCGAGGACCTCGCTGGAATTGAGCGGACGCCCGCGGTAAGTGGCGGGAAGGTTGTGGAGGTTCGAGAAATCGCGGCCGATCCGGATGCCGGCGGGCGCCGTGTTCGCCATCACGAGGCCGACCTTGGCGACTTTCTTCGGCATCGTCAGCGCCGTGCCGCGGTCGGCGCCATAGGCGAGTTTCGCGGTTTCCAGCTGCCCGGTGTAGGAGAGGCCGAAGACGGCGTTGGAGAACGGCGCGCCGGGAAGCGTCGCGTTGCCGCTGCCGTCGAGCGTCACGGGTGCCGCGGCGGTGACGCGCGGCGCACCATCGGCCCACACCACGACGTCGCAGCCCGCGAGCCAGGGCGCCGAGATCTCGTTGGTCGGCGCGCCGGTATAGCTGCCGAAGCAATCGACGTTCATGTTGAGGGTCGCGCCCTGGCATTGGGTGCGCATCGCGAGCTTTTCGACGAAGCGTTGCGTGACGCCCTCGATGGTGCGCGACACGATGAAATAGACATTGTCCTCGAGGCCCGAGCCGGGCATCGCCGCGACGCGCTCGAAATTGCCCTGCGTCGTCGCCGGCGTCCATGCCGCGACATCGTCCTCCTCGTCGTAGGTGAGGACGGCGCACGTGCCGTCGGCCAGCACGAACCAAATCCGCCTGTCGGGGTAGCTCTGCAGCGCCAGGTCGACGATCCCGGCGGCGCACATCTCCTGCTTGAGGCGCGTTAATTCGTGCGCGCGGAAATCGCTGAACTGGAATTCGAAGATCAGCTTGAAGACGCGGCACGCATCGCGCCCGACGAAGAGGCCGATCATGTCAATCTTCACCGGCCGCACGCGGGCCGCTCCCCAGGTGGCGCAGGTCCGGGCGACAAACGAGGTCGGGGTGATGGGGTAGTCGTAATCGGCGGCGCGGATCGAGACTTGCTGCTGTGCGGTCCCGGCGATCAACCGCTGCAGCGAGAGGAGCCAGCGGATGCCGTCGGCGCCGCCCGTGGTGACGCTCTGGTCGATCGGGCCGGCATCGCCGATGACGGTCGCGTCATAGCTGGCGTAAGCGTCGCTGACGCTGCCGTCGAGGGCGACGCCGGTGCCCTGGAAGAGGCGCCCCTCATGGAACGCGAGATCGGCCGGAAAGCCCTGCCAGGTCGACCACTCGCCCTCGGACCAGGTCGTCGTCGCGGCGGTCGAACCGAACGGCTGCAGGATGTCGGCGGTCGCGTTCTCTCCGTCGACGACGGTGGTGATGCGGCAAATGCCGACCTGGATGCTCTCGGCGTAGGTGAGCGAGCACGCCGCGACGCCCGAGGTGTAATTGCCCGCTTTGATGATCAGCCGGTAGAACACGACCTGGTTGTCGAGGCCGTCGTCGTAGTTGAACAGCTGCGGCGTCGTGAAGCTGTTGACGTCGTTCCAGTCGCCGACCACGCCGAGCGAGCTCTGCAGGGTCACCGTCGCGTCGAACGTGCCGGAGATGCTGATCGCGAACGCGCGCTGCGAGGCCGCGGGATCGCCCGGGTTGATGTTGGAAAGGCCGCTGACCCGGATGGTGCCGGTCGCCTGGCCGGCCATGCCGAGCGTCGCAACCGCCTGCTGGCCCGATTGCGTCAGGCTGAAGAGCGCGCCGACGTGGCCCGGCTGGAAATAGTTGGCGCTCGCGACGAGCGTCGTGTTGCCGGTGACGGCGCCGGGGGTGAGGGTGATCGGCGTCAGGTTCGGCAGGAGAAACGGCCCGTCGTCGGCGTAGTAGCGCACGACCGACCAGCCGCGTTGCGTCCGCCGCTGGATTTGGCTTTGGCGCTGGCCGAGGCAGGCGATGAAGAGCACGTCCTCCGATTGGTCGAAAAAGATGTTGCCGAGGTCCCCTGCTTCCCAGGTCGTCGGGATTTGGACGACGCCGGCGCCCTCCACTTCGATCGAGAGCACGGTCGAGGTCCACGCCGTGTCGGCGCCGAGCCGGATCCAGAAATTGCCGGTCGGGATGAAGGCGAGGCTGTGCCAGCCCTCGACCAGGGTCACGTCGAGGTAGGTGTCGTCGCCCTCGCTCGTGCCGACCTGGAGGGTGACGATTCCGTGCCCGATATTGATGCGCAGGGCATGCTCGGTATTCGGTTCGTTGACCGTCACTTCCTGGTCGCGATAGGCGTAGTCGGCGCCGGTGCCGAGGAGCGCCATCACGCCGGCGCCGCCCCATGACGACGCCGCGCCGGCCTGGTCGGCGGCGGTCCAGCTCGAGAGGTCCGTCGCGAAATTGCCGTTGGCGATCGCCGCCGTCACGGCGCCGCGGACGATGAAGGCGTCGTCCTCCATGATCTGCATCGCGAGGGGCGTCAAAACGAGGAGCGCCTGCGTCACCTGGTCGAAGACGAATTCGAGGAGCTTGCCGGCCAGGTTGCCGGCGACGCCGCCCAGCTGTTGCGTGCCCGGCCGGAATTCGCAGGGGCCAAGGACGCGCGGGAGGAAATTGAGCTGGCTCTGGCAGGCGACGCGCAGTTTGGCGAGGTCGATGCGGGCGAGCCCGAGGACGCTCACCTCGCCGGCGTTGAGCGAGAGCAGCGGGGCGTCGGTCGCGGCCATCTACGCTTCGACCGGCTCGCGCGGGTGAAACCCCATCGGCACGGTGTCGAGCTGGCGCATGATCCTGGCGCCGGCGGCGGTGACGATCCCGGTGAAGACCGGGCCGCGGGTCTCGTACACGTCGATCGAGAGGCGGTAGTCGGACGGGCCGCAATCGTCCTCGGCCCAATAGGCCGTTGCGTAGCGCGTCAACTGCCCCACCATCCCTGCGACGGCCCGTAGCCGGGGCCGATCCCGCCGCCGCCGTACCAGCGCTGCCGGGCGTGCACGATGCGGCCGATATTGTTGACCCGCGGCCCGTCGCGCGCGTCGTCGTTGGCCTCGGCCTCCTCGAGCTGCGCCTTGAAGAATTTCATGCGCTCCGCGGCGAGGCCCGCGAGCTTCGGGTTGCCGCGCGCTTCGACGTGCTCGAGCATCGCGAGGAGCGCGTCGCGGAATTGCGCGGTCCATTGCGTCGCGTCGAGCAGTTTCTCCGAGGAGAGGTAGCGCAGCGTCATCGGCGCGAAATTGGCGAAGAGCACGAGGCCCTCGTCGATGTAGTCGGTGTCGAGCCGGATCGCCGCGATGCCCGAGTTGATCTCGCGGCCGAACCAGATGGTGCGCAGCCAGTCGTTCGGCTTCACGAACCGATAGCCGTAGTTGTTGCCGATCGCGGTCGGGTCGTCGGGGGCGCCCGAGATCGCGACGAGGGAACCCGCGTCCATCGGGTTGCCGTCGGGGAAATCGACCTCGAGGAGGCCCGTCGCCGGGTTGACGGCGGGCGTCGTCGAGGAGGGGCCAGCGGGGTTGGTGATCTGCAGCACGTCGTCGCCGGGAAGCGGGTCGTTCGAGGAGGCGAGGGCGATCGTGCGGATGGCAAAGCGCCAGCGCGACTGCTCGCCGAGCCAGCGGGCATATTGCAGAAAGGAGCCGTTGAGCTGAAAGCGCAGCCAGGGTTGTGGGGGCAGGCTCGCCTCGTCGAGCGCGGCCTCGATCGTCTGCTCCACCTTCGCCGCGGCCGCCTGCGCCGGGGTGCCGCGCGTGCCGGGCGCGGGCATGTCGTCGCGGTCGCCCTCGTCCTCGTCGAATTCGAGATAGGCGAGGACCGCCTTTGCCAAAGTGTGCGGCCACTTTGTCGCGTCCCAGGCCTCGATCGAGAGGTAGCGCGCCAGGAACGCCGGCATCGCGGTCGACCATTGCCCCTCGTGCTCCTTCAGGTCGAACGGGCATTCGGTGCCGTTCCAATTGACGAAGAGCGCGTGGGTTTTGATCCAGTCGGCGGGCAGCGCGAAGCTGTAGGGGTAGCCCGAGGGGTCGGCCGTGGCTTCCTGGTCTGCCTGCGCCGACAATTGCACGGTCTTCAATGCGAAGCGCCACCAGCCGCGGGCGATGACGACCGGCATGGAGTCGGCATAGGCGCCCGACAGCTGGTGTTCGAGCCAGGGGTTCTCGGGCACCGCGTCGTGCGCCGCGGCGTTCGGCAGGAGCGAGGAAAAGAGCTGCGACATGCGTGCCGCCGCCGCCTTTTCTCCGGTGACCCGCGCCGCGATGAGGAAGGCGAGGTAAGCCGCGACCGCCTGGGCGAAATGCTCGGGCCAGCCGACGAGGATGGGATTGCCCAAGGTGTCGACCGGACCGTCCGCCGGCGGCGTCTCGAAGGTCGACGAGATGTAGCGCAGGAAGACGCCCGCGCCGAGGTTGGCCGAGAAGGTGGGTCCCTGCTCGCGCACGTCGAGCGGGCGCTCGTTGTTGCCGGGCGCGGTGAGGACGAAGATCGCGTGCGTGCGCAGCCAGTCGGCGGGCTTTGCATAGGCGGTCGCGAAGCCGGGGAGCGCGACGCCGCCCACGGTCATCGGCACGGTCTTGAGCGCGAAGCGCCAGGCGGCTTGCCGCAGCACGAATTCGACCGCCTCGGGATAGGCGTCGTCGCAGGCGTAGCGGCTTTCGATGTCGTCGGTGATGAGCACCAGGCGCGCGTCCGCGAGCATGCGCAAGGCGTCCTGGTAAAGTCTAAAGACAGTGGCGGCCATGGTTTACGCGGCCTTCGCCGGCTTCGCTGCGGCCGGCGCGGGATCTCCCGATCGCTTCGCCGCCTTGATGTTGGCGAGCGCCGCGGCTGCCGCGGTTTGGTCGGCGAAATCCTTGGCGACGACCTCGCCGGCGCGGATGATCCGCCAGCGGTGCACGCCCGAGAATTCGATCGTGTAGCCGTCCTTGTCGGGGAATTGGCCCGAGGCGGCGACCGCGACCTTGCCCTCGACGATGGAGAGCGGCCGCACTTGCGCCCAGAGGCCGCGCGGGTCCAAGGCGACGACGCGAAGTTCCATGTCGAAGCTGCCGTCGGCGGCGACGACCTCGATGCGGTCCATGACGCGCAGCCTCGCGGCGACGTGGACCCAGAAATCGGGGTCGACGACGTGGTCGGGCGTAACGCCGGGCTCGACGAGGAGGAAATGGCGCGAGATCGCGTAATCGCCGCGCTGAATCTTCAGCGGCAGCTGGTGCGGTGACAGGTCCATCGGTGCGCCTCATGCGTGGTGAAAAGAAAAAGGGCGGCCCCGTGAAGGACCGCCCCTTGGTCGGCGTGGTGGGTCGCGCGAGTAGCTACTCCGCGACAACCACGCCGGTCGTCGACAGGGTGACCGCGCCCGCCGCCGAGATGGCGACGACGCTGGCGAGGGTGGTGGCGGGGGTCGCGGTGTCGGAGACGATGACCAGGTCGCGCACCTCCATCTTCATCCCGCCGCCGAGGACGCCGCCGGCGCCGCCGTTGCTGATGTAGCCCGCGGCCTTGACGGTCGCGAAGCTGTCGGCCGACTGGTAAAGCCAGAGGTTCCAGGCGCCGGAAAACATGCTGTTGTTGATCTTGCTCAGGTTGTTTTGGTTGTAAGCCATGCGGCTTCTCCTCAAAAAGGGTCGGTCCCGGCGGGCGGCCGGGGCCTTTGTGGTGGTGGCTCGCCTTACGAGGAGATGCCGCTGTCGTCGTGGATGAATTTCACGATGCCGCTGTTCTGCAGCTTCGCGGCGCCCTGGTAGCAGGAGTGGCGCGCCCACGACGTGTCCTGCTTTTCGTCGCGGCCGATCGCCGCCTCGATCGTGCCCGCCGCGATGGCGTGCCCGGTCGATGCCTTGTGCCAGGCGAGGCAGGTCGCGGCGTTGGTGCCGACGCCGGCGAGGCCGGTGTGTTCGCCCCACATGATGCCCATCCACCACTTCCACTTGCCGAGAAGGGGGACGCCGTCCATGACCTTGGCGCCCGTCGCCTCGCTGTAATTGGCGTTGGCGAAGGAGGTGATGTCGGTCATGTAGGCGAAGCACGCCGGGGTCACGGCGCAGTAGATGTTGCCCGAGTCGGTTTCGCCCGCGTTGGCGTTGCGGATGATCGTCGCGACGCGGTTGGCGACGGTCTTCGACATGGGGCCGGTGGCGCCCAAGGACACCGTGCCGGTCGTGAGCGCGTTGATGATCACCTGGTCGATCGAACGGTTGATGACCGCGATGCCGTTCTCCCGCATCAGCTGGAGCTGGTTGCCCTGCGCCTGGAAGATGTTGAAGTTGGTCTTCTCGTTGAGGTCGTGCAGCTCGGTGAAGGTGACCGGCACCTGGACCTGGCTGTCATCGGACGGCGGGATGAGGCCGTTCGAGCCGCGGGTGACGGCGACCCGGTTGTTCGAGCCGGCGACCAGGAAGTAGACCGCGGCGCCGCGCGACTCGGTATCGGTCGTGACGGCGGGGCGCAGGATCGATTCGCGGCGTTCGAACGCGGCGATATATTGGTCCTTGTAGAGGACTTGTGCGGCGATAGACATGGCCCTTCTCCTCGATGGGAGTGGTTGCGGGGCCGTCGTCGTTCGGGGTGGCCGCTGCGGTTGCCCGGTGGTGGCGGAAGCCGCGAGAGGTGCGGGGGCCGCGGGCGTCGGAGCGGGGCTTTACGGTGGCGGTGTGGTAGGGTTTCGGGGTTGCCGGGCCGCGGGAGCGGGGTGCCGGCGGTGAGGCCGCCTAGGGGCGGAATGGGGCGACGGATGAGCGTGGTAATGGCGGGATCGAGCACGCGCCCTACAAAACGTGGACGGCTATGATCGACGCGGCGCTCAAATGAGCGGCCTGATCTCGATCGCCGATGCCGCGCTGTCGATCGCTGCCGGGCTCGGGTGCCTGTGGTGATCCGCACACTGCTCGGCTCCTGGGGGTTTTGGGTCGGGCTCATCTTCCTGACCTTCTGCCTCCACGAGGGCATTGCCCTGGCGACGGTCGGAACCCCGGCCACGCTCACGGCCTGGGTGCGCGCCGGCACCAAGCGCCAACCGATCTTGATCTTCGGCCTCGGGATTATGGTCGGCGCCGCCGCCTTTCACTTCTGGGCGACCGGCGACTGCGGCTAACTGGAATCGTTTGTGATTCAAGAGAGACGATTTGCCGCGGTGAGCGACCTGTCCCTTGAAATCGCCGTAGCCGGCCAACACAACGTCGCCGGAGGGCGTTCTCGTGCTACTACCCATGCGGCGTTCACATTGCTGCCGCAGCACCCGGACGGTGACACACAAAGCCTTGTCTTGGACGGAAGGCTTCTGCCTGTTCTTCGACAGGAGACCAAAGCCCGGGAAAGTATAGCCGAGCAACTGCTGGCGCTGTCGGGACGCTTGCCTACGGCGGATTTGGTCGCCGAGGTCTCGGCATTGATAAAAGATGCCCTTGGGTCGCAGGACTAAGCCGCGACCCTGCGGCTGCCCTGCTTGTCGGCCCGCACCTGGCGCGCCTCGGCAAGCTGCATGAGCCGCTTGTTTTCGTCGGCGGTAAGCCTCGCGCCTGGCGCCGACGATTTCGCGACCAGCTCCTTGTATTCGTCGTCCATGGTCCTCCCGCCGCCGGCGCCGTCGCCGCCGACAAGGGCCTCGTCGTCGGCATAGCTGCGCGCCATCCCGACGAGGCCCTTGATGAAGGGCGCGTAATTCTTGATCTTGACGCCGTTGGCCATCGTCGATTCGAGGACCGCGTCGAGCGCCGCTTCCGACCCCTCGAAATGCTTCTGCAGAAACTCCTCGGCGATCGTCATGTTGCGCTTGAATTCGCGGCCGGGATATTCCTTGCGCAGCTCGGCGACGTTTTCGAGGTTCGCTTCCTGCGCCGCCTCGGCGATCTTGGCGCGGCCGGCTTCCGTGGATTGCGTGTAGAAGTCGAAGGCCGCCTTCGCCGCCGCCGGGGCGATGTGTTTCGCGTGCATGAATTCCTGGAAAGCCGTGAGCCCCGCCTTGTCGCCGTCGCTCGGCTTCATCGCCTCGGGGAAGGCGAGGCCGTAGCCGTCGGCCTTGTCGGGAATGCCGACCAGCTTCCGATAGGCGGCGATCTCCTCGGGTGTTGCATCCTCGGCCAATGCAGGAGCGCGGCCGCCGGCGCGGATGCGGTCCTGCGCGCTGATGAGCGCGTCGGCGACATCGTGGGGCGAGGCGTAGCGTTCGAGCCGCTTCAGCCGCGCCTCGTCGCCGCGGGAGAGGTCGGCCCGCCAGGTTTCGCCCCACGCCTTCGGGGCATCGGCCTCGGTGCCTCCCCCGGCATCGGCTGCGAGCCGAGGCGCGGCGGCGGCAGCAGCGGCGGCAGCAGCCGGGGCGACGGCGGGAGAGGGTG